GTATTACCTGCATAGTTACGAACTACTAGTTGAGGCTTAAATACCGCTTCTGCACTCTTACCATACACCTGAAGATCTGCATTAGATGGGTATAATCCAGTACCCGGAGCATCCCCATCACCTGATGGACCACCATCTCTAAAGTATCCAATGTTTTCTATATCCCACCCTTGGTTCAGGAGATTATATTTATGTACATCAGATAAAGTAGTAGGTCTTTCAGTAACAGAGGAGCCTTCTGCAATACCAAAGAAGTCTCTAATAGAAAAGAGTATAAGATCCGAGGACACTGTGTCAGTAGCCTCATCGTATAGTAGGTAAAAGGGTTGGAAATCCTTCCCACAGACTACTAAGTAGCCATTGATGCTAGTAAGATTAACTAAGTTGTCTCCTAGTCCAGCTAAAGGATAAGCATTGCCTCCATTCATAATGTTAGCAGACAATGCGTCATTGAACATATCTACAAACCATAGGCTAGTGCCTACTTGTACTACCCCAAACTTCAAAGTAGATTTATTATTGATACCAGTCCACACATTAAACCCAATAGCATCAGTCGCTCTAGCTAAAGCAGTACCACCAGTGTCCTTAAGTACATAATTTACTTCATAGTCCACACCCAAGCGACGTTCTACACTACCTGTACGGTTTAATACGAAGTTGTCTACTACTTGGGCAGTGCCTTCGGGGTATGATAGAGGAGAAGCCTCTGTCATTAGCCCCTTAACAAAGTTAAAGTATGTTTTTGTACCCGCAGATACAGGCATCTAGGATACTTTGGCCGGTTCTTTGGCTACTTTCTCATAGTTAGTTACTGCCTGCCAAGCAGCAGACTGTGAAGTAAACATGCCTTGGAATGCAGCAGGCAACTCTCCACCAGTAGTGAACTGAAGGACATAATGATTGCCCAAGGGGGCTGTAACTACACGCAATTCTTTATTACCATACTTCATTACTTCTTCCCCTTGCGACCATAGTTAGGATATGAGATGCCACCTTCCAGTCTCCACCTATCTTGTGAGAGTCTGCGTCTTTGTCTAGTGGCTCGTTGTTCTTCTTTAGCATTGGCTGCTTGCTTAAGTGTATTAAATGCTACTGACTTAGCCTCAGACAGTAGGTATGGGAATGCTTTAGATGGGAGGTCTGCCACAAAGGTATCAGATAATGTAAACACTGGCTCCCTGTATCCATAGCACTGCACCTTAGCACTCTGTAGTGTACTATCTACCACAGAATCATAGCTATCAAACACAATCACATCATTATCAAATGAGGTGTAGTATGTAGGAGCTTTGTCATTTGTTATTAGTAACAAAACAGAACTAGGATCTGTGACTGTAGTCACTGTAGTCTTGCTACTATCCCTACGATTAACATACACCATAAAGTCTTCAGGATTCATGTACGTCACGGACTCATATACATCCTTTGTGTCAGTGGATGTCCTCTTATTATACTTAACCCATTCAATGTATCGTACATTGTCTGGTATAGTCATGTGTGTTGGTACGGTGTTATCACCACTACCAGTAAGTTGAATAAGCTGCCCCAAGTGGGGCCATTCCCCCTCAGTGATGATCTCAAAGAAGGTAGTCTTGACTATCTGTGCTACCTGAAGAGACTCCACACTATCATCAATAGAGTTCACAGTATCACTATCCAAGTCAGATAGGATGTCTTGCACTAGTTCTAATAGAGTAAGTTTAGCCATTAGATAGTACCACTAGTATTCATATCTATGAAGATAGAGGGTGCTGTGATGGCTACAGTTCCTGTATCAGTTGCAATGAATATCTGCCCCCCATTAGTTACAAAGGTAGCCAAGCAGAAAACGGGTATACCTATAGTAACAGTGTATGGTGGTGCCTTTGCTACTGCGTAATCAACTTCTGCAACTACTATTGTAGGAGTGGCTCCTCCCCCTATATCCAACTGCACCTCAAGTATAGTGGGGGTGCCTGTTTTTGCTGTGATTGGGAGGGTCAGTCTAACATTATAGCTATCCCCTGCTCTAATGGGTGTGATCTTATCTGTAGTAGTGTTCCACAACTCAGCACTACCCCGAATCTCTCTCGGTAAATAGCTACTGTCAGAGGTACTACCTGCACCATCAATACTCAGCTTTGCAGCAGTACTATTAAAAGTTTGGGCAGTTGCATTATCAGCATAGTTAGCCCAACCCATTGGGAGGTATACCCACTCACCAGTATCACTACCCCTAGAAATATACACCTTGCCATTGGCAGCAGAGCTTAAGCCCTTAGGCTCATGCCTCTCTCCATCTGGGATTACATCATGCTCTATCGCCATATTAACTCCAAATTAGTAAAGGTCGGGGGGCTAACCCCCCTTCCTATTAGTTACCTACTTTCTCAACAACATACTCTACAACAAGGCGAGCCTTGCCAGCAGTGTATGTACCAGTAGCAGCAACAGTGAGCTTACCAGCAGTAGCACCTACAGAGAGGACACCACCAACTAAAGCACCATCACATACTACAACATCACCCCGAGCATCCATGACAGCCAGTGCTACAGCAGCATCAATACCATCAGCATCAATCGCAACACCAGCAGCAGTGTACAGACCAATGTTGTATGTAGTACCACCAGCAAACGCAGTCAGAACCTCTAAACGAGCAGAGGTAATCTTAGCGTATGCAGGGATACTAACACCCATAGTGTCTTCACCAGCTACCGGCAGGTCATCATAATCGAATGTCCATTCAGCAGTCTTAGTAAGACCAGTGTCATTACCATACCGGCCATATTTGCCAGTAGTAGTGCGAGGGCCATAATGTGTAGTAACACCTCGTACAGCAGCAGTTTCAATACCCATTCTAATTCTCCTTAGTATGCAGTTGCAGAAGTGAGGATAACGCCCAGAGTATCAATACGCTGTGCGCCAAAACCAAATCGTGCAGAGGTTTGGAAACGATCTTCCCGCAGTTCTGATTCACGCCAGCCCTCAACAGAAGGCATACGACGCCATGCTCGCATCATTGGACGAGTGTTATCGTCAGCAATACACATAGCAATGTTAGCTACGTTACCAGCAGCACCAGTAACAGCACCATCATCACGGTCTGTAACACTAGTCAAATCACCAGCAGCAACAGGCAGACGGTTAGACGTATAGATGTCCCAACCAAAGATGTTCTTCAGGAACTTATGCTCACGAGCAAAGCCCTCAGTGATAACACCTTCAAACATTGGGTTGTTAGATACGTTAACCAAGTTGGTAATGCTATTGATAGACAGTTCTACAATAGGATCTACGAACATCACACGACCAGCACCGGGAACATTGGCCTTGTCGAATGCGAACTTCATATAAGCGAAGTCCATCAGTTCCATCTGGAGACTGGCACCACCACCATAATAACGGTGCTTGATGGAGTTAACCAGATTCAAACCGTTAAGAGTTTGTGCATCATAACAAGCCTGCAAGAACTTAGTTTCAATGTTCTCTTGAATAGCACGAGTTGATTCCATAGCTGAAGCAGCAGAAAGCTGATCAATCTGGGCACCATCTTCACGCAGTTCATCAGACACTGACCAAGCATCACCGATGTAATCAGTGATAGTCAGAGTGACTGAACCAGAGTCAATTGGGTTGAAGCTCATGGCTACGCCTTCCTGTACATCCTGAATGGTACGAGTACCAACAGTCTTTACATTCAGTGTAGTGCCTGAGCCGAAGTCAGATACATCCCGAGTCAAGCCATCAGGCAACATGCCGTCATGCAAGTTCTCAAGGATGAATTGGGAGTACTGTTGCGCTTCAATAAACGCAGTGCTATTGCTAGTATTTTGACCAGCCATATTTTAATCCTCTATTGATTAGTTGGTTTAGCATTGTGCCAAGCAGATACCATGTCTTTGCTAGAGGCACCGAACTTCACCTTAGCAGATGGTTTGTCTTGACTATTCATATTAAATGCTTCTGTGTTAAAGCTACTGGTTGTCTTAGGGGGAAGGTTAGAAACCTTACCCTGTACTCCCATCAACTTAAGTACAGCAGCAGGTGCAGTTGCTGCAAGCTCATTAATCTGTTGCATACTCAAGCCTGCTTCTTTAGCAGTTGAGTAGAACATAGCTTCAGCCTTCTCACCATATACTTCAGCAACCTTGCCTGTAACCGACTTCAGGTTACTAGCATGTACTTCAGCAAGTTGTCGAGCAGTTAGTCTACTATCTACTAACTTCTCTATTTGCGCTAGATCAACAGTATTCCCAGAGGGTTGTTCTGTTCGTTCTGGTGTCTTGCTTTCTAAACGATTCAATACATCTTCAGCAGATTGCCGTCTAGCAACTTCCGCACGTAACTCTTCCATCTCTACTTCAAGCCTAGAGATATGGTCATTAGCATGTGGTAAGCTCTTCAGAGCAGTCATTACATCAGTGTACTTCTGTCGCCCATCTGCACTCTTGATAGTTGCCAGCAGGTCTGCATAGGCATCAACAGTTTGTACAGGTTCCTGAGCTTGTGCTGTCTCAGTAGCAGCTGGTGTCTGGGTAGACTCCGATTCAAATATACTTGACTGGTCAGTCATGGAATTAACTCTAATAGTTTAATTAACGTTCTCTTACTACCTAGTTGGTCTGCTTGGAAAAACTCCCAAGCCCCCATTTGGTAGTTGTCTTTACTCAGCATAGTCTTATCAACAGTGCGAATATCCTCTTCGAGAATGTTCTTAAGAACAGAAAAGACATCACTACAATTAGCTAACCTCTCCTCCATTCCTTTCTTTTCACTGTCCTTTAGGTGCTTAGTCCAGCGAACTGAAATAGCCCTAGTCACTGTGGGATCACCTCCTGAGGTGGCAGACCGGGTTCCACTGGTGTGGCTTGCTCGACTGCCTGTTGCTCTTGCAAAGATGCTATTAACTGCTGTGTCTCAGCCTGTTCAAAGATGGCAACGTTCTCTCGTATAACCGAGTACTTCTCCCATCCAAACAACTCCTCGACAGCCTTTGCAAGATTCTTTGTGGAGACATGTGGAGCAATCATCTGCCCAACAGGACTACCAAATACCCCAGACATATTCTGTACTAACTGTGCCTGTGCAGCAAAGTGGCTAGATCCTAATGGACGTAGCTTACCACTAGCTTTAATATCTTCTTTAGTGATTGAGAGGAAGTCTGCCATACCCAACTCATCATCCATGATACGGACTACATCAGCCCCTATGAGGTTCCTACGACCAACCTCTAGCATGATGTTGAGGATGGGTTCAATGAACTCCTTCTCAAACTTACCAATCTTATCTTGGAAGATCCTACCAGCAGCATTCTGTAACTGCTGTACCTCGAAGGCAGTCTTCTCACCGGGGGTACGAATACCCATAGCTTCCTTAGGTGAACCAGACATCTCATCCATGAGACTCATGATGTAGGCAATCTCATTGTTAACTTGGAATGCAGCCACGTTAGGTGACAGCAGACTTACTGAACCATCACCATCAGACACATGGATCTCTGCTCCGGGTTCCCAGATAAAGGACTCTACATCCCCTGTGATTACTACTGGGGGGTGGATAGTCAAGTCCAGCGCATCTGCCTTAAGGTTCTCAAGGTGGTCAATACGGTACTGCATACCAACCAAGTTCTCTAATGGCCCCATAGCATACAGGTTGTCAGGACGTTCTCTCCAACCTACATGACCCCTAGCTCCATGACCTAACCATGAAGGGTTCTGCTTGTTACGCACTACATACTTACGGTCAACAATAGTAATCAGATGATTCTTATAGTATGTCTGACTAGCATTGTCATAGATGTCACCTTCAAACTCTAGGATCTCTACATACCCCGAAGCATAATACTCACGCATACTGCCAAAGCCATCAAGCAAATAGCCTTCTGCTTTATCCAGATCACTGTCTCGGTAAGCCCCAATCGCCATGCGATAATATTTAATCTTCTGCATAATAAGCGGATCATAGTCAAGGTCAGGTCTCTCTCATAGCTCCTGCTCCAACTCACCAATAGACTTAATGTACCGTACAATCTTAGGACTCTGTTGAAAGCTGGGGGCTGTGGGATTGAATACAATATCTAGTGGTGAGGTACGAACTAGCTTAGGCCTAACATACCCCTTAATGATCTCTCCAGTATCTACATCAGTGATCTCTTCATTAACAAAGACAACCTCTCCAAATACATTACCATAGTCTATGTAGTCATAGAGCAGTCTAGCTATGACAAGTTCAAAGCCTGCGCCTTTAATCTTATTCTTCATGTAGGCTTCTATGCCTTCACGCTTCTTCCTGATGTTATCATCAGCATTGTCACCTTCCCACTTCATCCAATCAGGATTAGAGAACAGAGCAGCCATATAGTTAGCGTGTAGATTGTCACGTATCTGGGCGAGCTTAGGAGTTGTAGTAGAATTTTTCCACGGTAGAGTACGATTAGAAGTAGTAGAAGTATCGGTAGCAAATAGATAATTCCTAAGTTCCAACCACTCAGATTCTTTGACATCCCTCTGTACCTTCCATTGGCTGTACTTGGATACTATATCAGCAGCCAGCACTTCTGGTTGCAGAAGGTTCTGTAACTCTTGTACCTTACTCATCGGTAAGAGACTCCACCAAACCTACTGTGACTAATCACATTACTCTTTGCTGTCTGCATATAACCCATTCTCTTTGGTGGAATTGATATTTCAATAGCTGATGTTAAAGCATCCTTGATGTCATCATGTGGTGGATGAGATGCAATAAGCTCTTCTTCAAGAGTCTGACAATGACCACCACGATAATGCCACATAGCAAGGTTGTCATAACGAGGCTCAAGCACAGCAGCAATACGCTCTTCTTTAGTTCCTTCATGGCGACTAGGACGATGCTCCTCTACTGACAGTGCAAGACCATACTGCTTGATCTGTTCACGTAGTTCCCTCACGATAGCTTGTTGAGCTACCGTTACTTCAGCCCTAATCTTCCTAAAGCCCCACTTAACATTAGACTGCATAATCTTCTCGAAGTACTCTTTGATCCTATCAGTCTTGAATCGTTCCACATCTACTACATAGATGTTACCTTCAAAGTCTAAGCCTACAACTACAATGGCTGTAAAGTCAGCCAGCTTCTTAAGGCTGAATGCAAAGTCAATAGCAGCAAACAAGTTCAGCTTCCTATCTTTGTAGTACCAAGCCCCTTCATTCTGTAATAGATGCTTACGATCATAGTACTGGAACTTACTGGCTGAGATCCCAGACCCTGTGGGGTCATTGGGGTTGTTGTAGTACTGTGCATAAAATTGTGTCTTATCCAAGTACTGTCCTCGCTTCTTAGCAAGGATAGCAACATCAAACCCAAACCATTTACCATCTGCTCTACGCATCTTAGGCCAAAGGAACTGACCCCTACCATCACCCTGATCTTCTACTACTCGTTCAAAGATCTCATAGATGTTGTCGCTACCAAGTAACTCACCTTCCTCATCATAGGTATCCTCCTGCATCTCCTGTAGATCGTTGTACAGATCTCTTGGGTGATACCTAGTACCTACTACCCACTCCATAGCTCCGGGGTTCTCAATGGATGATAGGAGGCTATACTGTGTCCTAACCTTGTTACGACCATCCTCAGTGTAAGCATTCTCCTGTACGATCACATCATCCAGTACAGCTATGTCACAGTGTAAGCCTGTAATACTTGTAGTCAGTCCTGCTGTAAAGACTGTGGGATCTCGTACACCCTCTGTCTTTCTCTTGGGGTGATCTACTGATATCTCCCCTGCTGTCCACTTCTCTCTCTTACCCTCCTGAGGGTTGATCATGTCAGGCCAGTACCTAGTGTATACTGCACTAGTTAAAACGTCCTGTATGGCCTTCAGTTGCTTCTCAGCGAGGTTTGCAGTAGAGCTGATGTATAGGATAGTAACCTCTGGATTCTTAGTGATCCACCATGCTACCCTGTACGCAATCATGTTACTCTTCTGATGTCCTCGTGGGAGTAGGGTAAGCTGATGTGTCTTAGCATCAGACCTATTCCACCACTCCACCAACTCACTATGGATATTACCAAGCAATCTCTGTGGTGCTACTAACTTAATGAATGTAATTAGGTCTGCTTCAGCAGCTTCCCTAATTTCATCTTTAGTATACTTAGCCACTTAGATGCCCCAGTACTCTCTACCCATGTCATCCAATCCACCAGTATACCCCATGTCAATAAGGTATTGTTTCTCCATATCTTGTACTGTGCCCTCATACCCCAATGAACTTAGAGCACTCCTCTTAACATCATCAATAGAACCTGTAGGAGCTGCTAGTACTCCAGTATCCATATCAATAGTGACAGCCTCTAGCACTGAACTATATTTATCTAGGATGGCA